CCGCTAAGCCCATAGAGCGGTTCGTCAAGTGGCTCCGCACACAAATCGCATGGTGGCGATTTATGCGGGGCCTTCGGCGCGCATGGCGGGGAGGCGGCTATAAGTTGCCAGCCCACGGGCGAGGGGTGATCACCGGATTTGGCTCGATCGCGACCAATATCAAACTCGACCAAGAGCGGGGCGTCGCCAATGTGTTCGAAGATGTCGAGCCTTGGCGGTCGATGGGTCGCGATGGCAGCTAAACCGATAGAGCGGTTCGTTAAGCGCCAGATCCAAGAGCAAGGCGGCTGGGACCGCATTGTAGAGCGTATCGCGTCAGGCGAGACGGTAACCGAAATCGCCCAGCGCGTACTTCGACCGGATGGCAAAGCGATCTCCCGTGCATTCCTATCCCGCCTACTGCATCAAGATCACGCACGATCTCAACGCGTAAACCAGGCGCGCCGCGAAGGCGCCGCCGCAATGGTCGATGATGCGCTCCGCATCGTGGATACCTCACCGATGGACCGCGACGCCGTCCAACACTCAAAAGCTCGCGCCGAGCTGCGGCTCAAAGTAGCCGGCCTCGTAGACCGGGAAGCGTGGGGTGAGCGCCCCATGACGGTCAATGTAGGCGTGAACGTAGGAGAGATGCACTTGGGAGCATTACGCCACCGAGAAGTATCCAGCACAGTGGTAGACGCTGACAGTAGGTTGCTCTCAGATGGTAGCCCCGAACAGGTAGCGTTGAGCACGCAGCGCGCAGGTGTGGAACGACTGTCGCTACCACAAGCGACAGTAATGCAACACCAAGCGGATACTACGGATAACCAGTAATATGTTAAGTCAGAGTAGCGACACCATCGTGACACCAACAAGCGCCACTGTCGCTACAGTTCAAAGCCCCCCCCCTTTGGGTTTTGACCGGGGGGGTGGACCCTTCGGGCTACCCGACAGACAGTGTGCTCGGTCTTTTTCCAATTTTTATTTTCCCGTGTTTTCACTAATGCAAGTGATTGCGAGACCGGGTGAGTAACCCCTTTCTGGAGGCGCGGCTTCGGTATCAGAACAACGCGGAGCTCTTTGTCCGTGAGTGTTTTGGGTTTCCGGATGCCTTTGAGAAGGCGGATGGCAAGGACATCTACCCGTGGCAGGTGGAGGGGTTGGCGGCCTACGATCGGTTGGAGCCGCGGATTGTCTTGCGCTCGGGGCACGGGGTGGGCAAGACCACGTTTCTCGCGTGGATAGCCTGGCACCGCATCTTGTGGCGTTTTCCCCAGAAAACTGCCATGACGGCACCGTCGGAGAAGCAGCTCTTTGACGCGTTGTGGGCGGAGTTTGAGGCGTGGGGCGCCAGACTCCCGAAGTCCTTGCGGGATCTGGTGGAGGTCAAAGCGGATCGCGCGGAGCTCAAAGCCGCACGGGCGGAATCGTTCATTTCGATCAAGACGGCGCGCGCCGAACAGCCCGGAGCCTTGCAGGGGCTGCATTCGACGTGGGAACTGGTCATCGCCGACGAAGCGTCGGACGTACCGGAGACGGTCTGGGAAGCCGCCCAGTCGTCGCTCACGGGACCCCATCCAATGGCGATTCTCACCGGGAATCCCTTGTACCGGGAGGGGTTCTTTCACCGGGCGTTTACCGATCTGTCGGATTACTGGTGGGTCCGCCACGTCTCGCGGGCCGAAGTCGTTCCCTCTCTTGAGACGGATGCCTATGCCCTGTTACAGGAGGCCGAAAGCGGTGGAAGGCATACTAATCGATACCGAATCCGTGTTCTCGGAGAACCCCCGATCTCGGAAGATGATGTCATCATCCCTTATGACCTGGTGGAACCTGCCCTCAGTCGTGACGTTACCGTGTCCCGCATGGCTCCCGTGGTCTGGGGGCTTGATTGTGCCCGGTTTGGGTCCAATCGCTCTGCCCTAGCCAAACGCCAAGCCCAAATCCTCTTAGAGCCGATCCGCTGGTGGTCCAAGCTCGACACAGTCGAACTGTGTGCGCGGGTCAAGATGGAATGGGACACCACCCCGGATCACCTGCGGCCGGTGATGATCTGCGTCGATGCGATCGGGCTGGGCGGGGGCGTGGTGGACACGCTCAAAGCGTCCGGCCTGCCGGCGCGCGGGATCAATATTCAGGAACTCCCCCCGCTCCATTCGGTGGACAAGTACCGTGATTTACGAACCGAGCTGTGGTTCAAGGCGCGGGAATGGTTTACGCGCAGGGATTGCAAAATCCCCCAGAAGTACGGGAGCCACACACCGGGGGAGAACTTCATCCAAGAGTTGACGACGGAAACCTACGACTTCTCCGGCGGCAAGGGACGTTTACAGGCCTTACCGAAGGACAAACTCCATTCTCCCGATTTGGCCGACGCTTTTATCCTGACCTTTGCCAACGAATCCGCAGTCTTGGCCCAAGGTCGCGAGCGTCGGGTTACCCGTTTGCAGCAGCGTGAGGTCGCCATTGGCTGAGAAACAGAAACCCATGACCAACGGGGAAGTCGAAGCCGTCCTCCAAGGCCATATCGCGGACGCGTCCTCGTTCCTCGAGGCCCAGTTGTCTCCCGAACGCGCGACCGCGACGAAGTTCTACCAAGGCCAGAAGTTCGGCAACGAACAGAAAGGCCGGAGCCAGGTCGTCTTGACCGACGTGCGGGATACCGTCATCGCCATGCTGCCGAGTTTCATGCGCGTGTTCTTCGGCGCGGAGCAGGCAGTCGAATACCGGCCCCATGGCCCCGAAGACGTGGCCACCGCCGAACAGGCCACCGACTTTGTGAACACCGTCGTCCTCCAGCAGGACAACGCGGGGTTTACCGAGTTCTACGCGTGGATGAAAGACGCCCTCGTGCGGAAACTCGGCACCATGAAATACTGGTGGGAAGACCGCAGCACCTGGAAAGCCTACACCGCCGACCGGCTGGACGTAAACCAGTTCGAAGCGTTGGCGAACGACCCTGACGTGCAACTGACATCGGTCGAGGAGTATGCCGAAAATGGCATCCCCTACCGCAACGTCAAATACAAACACTGGCGCTACGAAGGGTTCGCCCGGCTCGCCTGCGTCCCCCCGGAGGAAATCCTGATCTCCCGCGAGGCCCGCAGCCGGGAAGATGCCTTGCTCATCGCCCACCAGACCGAAAAGACCCGGTCTGAACTCGTGGCGATGGGGATTGACGGAAAAGTCATCGACGAGTTCGGCGGCCCGTCCTCCCGGCTCCGGCATTCGCAAGAGGACATCGCCCGCCGCGGCGGGATGGTGCAAGACACCTTGGAAGCGGACCCCGACGCCGTCCGCCACCTGTACATCGAAGCCTATGTCTACCTCGACGTAGACGGGGACGGAGAAGCGGAACTGGTCAGGTGCTGCTGCATCGGCGAAGGACAGCATCTCGTCAAAGACCCGGAGCCCATCGACGAGAGACCGCTGGCCTTTCTGTGCCCCGACCCGGAGCCCCACGTCTTGATTGGCCAGTCCGTGGCGGACCGGACGATGGATTTGCAGCGCATCAAGTCCGACGTGCTCAGGGCGAAGCTCGACAGTCTCGCGGCCGGGATTTTCCCGCGCCGCTACGTCATGGAAGGCGAAGTCAACATGCAAGACCTCGCCTCCACCGCCGTGGGGGCCGATATCCGCACGTACTCGCCTCCGGCCAACGCCGTGTTCGTCGAGAAGCAGCCGCCCGAGATCGAAGCCTTACCCGTGTTGGAGTACCTGGACCTCGTCAAGACGCAACGGGTGGGCCCGATGCCGGCGACGCTGGACCCGGACGCGCTCCAGAGTACGACCGCCAAAGCCGTGAACGCCACGGTGACGGCGGCATCCGATCAACTCGAATTGATTGCCCGGATTTTTGCGGAGACCGGCGTCAAGCAACTGTTCCGGGGATTGCTCAAGCTCTTGGTGGAGCACCAGCCCCGCGCCCGCATGGTTCGACTCCGCAACCAATACGTCGCCGTAGACCCTCGAGCGTGGGACGCCGACATGGACGTGCAAGTCAACGTCGCGCTCGGCGGGGGACTGGTGGAGGAAAAACTTGGGGTCCTGGCTGCTACCGCCGCGAAACAGGAAGCCGTGTTGCAACTCTTGGGCCCCTCGAATCCCCTCGTCACGTTAGGCCAGTATCGCCACACACTGGCGAAGATGCTGGAGCTGAAAGGGTTCAAGGACGTATCCAATTACTGGAACGATATCCCCTTGGATTGGCAACCGCCGCCTCAGCCGCCGCAGCCGAACCCGGAGATGGTCTACGCGCAGGCGGAGATGGTCAAAGCCCAGGCGGGGCTCGCCAAGGATCAGGCCGACTTCCAAGTGGAACGCGCCAAGCTCGAACAGGAACTCTTGGACCTCCGGGCGCAGCTTGCCGCGAAGGGTGCCCAACTCCAATTGGACCGCGAGAAGATGCATTTGGAGGATGACCGCAAGCGCGACGAGGTGGAAGCCAACATCGCCCTCGGTGTGGCGAAGATCAACGCGGAGCACGCGACCTCAGTCACGGTCGAACAAATCCGCGCTGACATGCAGCGCGAGCGCATGGAAACGGACAAGACCATCGCCCGCATGAAGCCGAACGGCAAAGGCAAGAAAGTGTCCATTACCACCGGCGACGGCCGGAAAACCGAAGCCTCAGTGAGCGAGGACTAAATGGCCGCAGGCAAATGGAAGTTCTACGAGTTTGCGAAAGAATACCTCGCAGACGGCACCCACGACGTGGACGACACCACGAACTGGAAAATGGCGCTGTTCCTGTCCACGTCGAACGCCGACACGCTGGGCGGCACCAACGACGTGTACGGTGATTTAACAAACGAACACGCAAACGCCAACGGCTACACCACGGGCGGCGTCGCCATCGGCTCAGGCGTGACGTGGACCGAAACGGCGGGCGGCACCATGACGTTCGATTGCTCGGATGGTGTCTGGACCGCCACCGGCGGCTCGATTACCGCCCGATTCGCCGTCATCTATCGGGACGCCACGGTGAACGGCATCGTCAAGCCGCTGCTCTGTGTGTGTTTGCTCGATACGACTCCCGCCGATGTCACGGCCACCGATGGCAATACCCTGACCGTCCAGATCAACGCCTCCGGCGTCTTCACGCTCAGCGGAGCGACGACCAACTAAATGGCGTTCCCGGTTGTCGCCACCACCAATAGCGGCAACGATACCAGCGGCACATCGCATACCGTCAACCTGCCGGGCAGTATCGCCTCGGGCGATCTGCTCATTGTCCTGTTCGCGAACGATGGCAATGCGACCATCACATGGCCCAGCGGGTGGGATCAAGCGGCCAATGCGCTGTTTGACACGGCGAATGGGACGGCGGTGCGGCTCGCGGGCCGCCAACGGATCGCCGATGGCACCGAAGGCGCCACGATCACCGTTACCACAAGCGCCAGCGAATGGTCAGCGCACAGCACACTACGGATCACCGGGTGGCATGGGACGACCGTGGCGGAAGCAGCGACCGCGACCGGCTCCAGCACCACCGCCGACCCACCAAATCTTGACCCGGCGGGCTGGGCAAGCGAAGACACGCTATGGATTGCCTGCTCAGGACGTGATACGGGCGGCGCAGACGACGACGACAACACCGCCCATCCCACGAACTACACCGCGATTCACAACGTGCTCGCGGGCACCAACGCGGGCGGCGTCAATCTCACCTCCTCGCGCCGCGACAATGCCGTCTCGGCCGAGAACCCCGGCACGTATACCGGCCCGACGACCGAGGAGTGGGTGGCGGCGACGGTCGCAATCCGGCCGGCCGCCGCTGGTGCTGCACTCGTCACGCCGGGTGTCGGTGTTCTCGACCTTACGGGATTCGCGCCGACCGTTCTCACCCCGCGCACCGTCACGCCTGATGTCGGCGTGCTCACGCTGGACGGCTTCGCCCCGACCATCTCCGTCGCGGTCATCGCGGTCACCCAAACCGGGGCGCTCACACTCGATGGATTCGCGCCCACCATCATCAACCCCCATACGGTCTTTCCGGCTGTTGGGGATCTCACGCTTACGGGCTTCGCGCCGACCATTCAGGTCGCCGTCGTCGTCCAAACGCAGACCGGCGCGCTGCTACTCGACGGGTTCGCTCCCACCGTCACAGGTGGTGGCGCTGTGGCAGTGGCACCGGCCGTTGGCGGGCGGCGGCCCCGCAAAGATCAAGAGCGCGCCCGCGCGCTCGCGAGATGGCGTGATGAAGCCCGCGAACACCGCGCGACGATTGCCGAACGCCAAGAGAAAGCGTTGGAGGGGGACGCCGTCCCCGACGTGGCGCCGATACCCAAACGGCTCCCGTCACTGGCGGAATCGCTACTCGATGCGCGGGCGACGATTGAGACGCTCGAGGCGGAGAACGCAGCGCTCAAACTCCGGGTGACTGACCTCGAGCATCTGAACGCCGCGCTGCTCGCGATGGGAGAAGATGCATGGTCCAGCTAGACGCCGAAGCGATTCTCTACCGCGCGAAACTCACGGCGCAGTTTCTGGAATCGCCCGCGTGGAGTGAAACCGTCGAAGCGGTGGAAGCGAAGATCAAGACCGAATGGGCGCGCACCGACACATCAGCGGAGCGCCGGGAACAGTTGTGGCAGAAGTATCAAGCGTTCCAAGACCTGAAGCGCGAACTCCGCGCCACACGCGATCGCGCCAAACTTGACGAACCCCTAGAGGAGTAGGTATTATGCCGAAGCCGGAACCCAGCGCGACCAGTCCATTGACCGCTCGGGAAGCCACACAAAAGATCGCCGCGTTTATCACCGAGCCGGACGAGGCTCGCCCAGAGGATGCGGACGATCAGCAGGACGCGGCGACGCACGCCGCCCCGGCGGATGTTCCCCCAGCGCCACCTCCCCCAGAGCCCGCTGCCCAAGAAACCCCGCCGACTGAGGAGCCGGATTACGAGGTCACCGTCGATGGGGAAACCCTTCGCGTCGATCTCTCCGAATTACGGGCCGGCTACCAGAAGCACGAAGACTATAAGCGCAAGACGATGGCTCTCGCGGAAGAACGCAAGACCTTCGAGGCCGAGTCCAGCGCCGTGCAAGCGGAACGCGCGCAGTATGTCGAAGGCTTGCGGCAAGTACGCCAAGCCCTGGAACAACTCACCGGAGAGCCCGACTGGACGAAACGCCGGGCCGAGTTATCCGCTGAGGAGTTCCTGAAAGAAAAGGCCGATTGGGAGCTGTCCAAAGCCCAGATGGAAAAGCTCAAGCTCGAAGAGCAGCGGGTTCGTGACGCGGCTCAAGCGGACGAGGCCAAGAAGTTCCAATCCTACGTCCGTGCGGAGCAAGACAAGTTGAAAGTCGCGCTCCCCGATTGGGCGGACCCGGACAAGGCGAAAGCCGAAGCGGCCAGACTGCGGGCGCATGGAAAGACCTACGGCTTTTCGGATAAGGAACTCGACAGCGTGGTGGATGCACGCGTCATTCTCCTGCTCCGGGACGCCATGAAGTACCGAGAGCTCCAGCGGGAGCCGAGCGAGAAGGCGAAAGCCAAGACGCCGGCGATCCGGACGGCGAAACCGGGTGCAGCACCACCGCCCCCGCCGCCGAACGCGCGGCAGCAACAGTTGATCGACCGCGCGGCCCAAACCCATCGCACGCGGGACGCGGTGGAAGCGGTGAAAGCCTTACTCTCGGATTAGACCACAGCAGTTCACTACTCACGGGTTTCGTAAGCCCCACGTCTACGGGCGGCGGGGCTTTTTGCTTTGGGGGAGGACAGTATGACGATTATCACGAACACCACGCTGGTGTTCGACATGAAAGGTGTCCGCGAGGAACTCGCGAACATCATCTACAACCTGAGCCCGGAAGACACGCCGTTTGTGTCCAACTCGGGCAAGGGCAGTGTCGACAACACCTTGTACGAATGGCAGCGGGATTCCCTGGCCGCCGCCGTCTCGACCAACGCGCAACTTCAGGGCGACGACATCGGCTCGTTCGACGCCTTTACCGCGACGGTGCGGATGGGCAACCGGACGCAGATCAGCCGCAAAGCCATCGTCGTAGCCGACACCGCCGGGGCCGTGTCTGCGGCGGGCCGCAAGGATGAGCTGGCCTATCAGGTCATCAAGCGCGGCTCGGAAATCAAGCGCGACATCGAAAAGAACTCGCTCGACAACGTGGGAGCGGTCGCTGGTAACTCCACGACTGCGCCCAAGACCGGCACGATGGGCGCCACCATCGGCTCCATCGACGGCACGAACGTCAGCATGGGCGCCACGGGCACCAACCCGACCGACGCCTTGCTGTTCACCGATCCCCGCAACGACGGCACCCAGCGCGCCGCGACCGAAGCGTTGCTCAAGGTCGTGCTGCAAGGCGCGTGGAATAACGGCGGGTCTCCCGACACCATCATGGTGGGACCGTTCAACAAGGCGGTCTTCTCGGGCTTCGCCGGCGTCGCGACCAAGACGTATTTCCAGGAAGCTGCCCGGCCGGCGGCCATCATCGGGTCGGCGGATGTCTACGTCGGGGAGTTCGGCACGTACTCCATCGTCCCGAACCGCTTCCAGCGGGACCGGGACGCGTGGGTGCTGGACTTCGAGATGTTGCAGATCGTATACCTGCGTCCGTTCCGCGTGGTCGAACTCGCGAAGACGGGCGATGCAGAGAAGCGGATGCTCGTGGTCGAGTGGGGCCTAAAAGTTAACACCGATCATGCGCATGGATTGCTCGCGGATCTGCTGACTTCCTAACCTGAACCACGGGAGCGGGGCCTTCGGGCCCCCTCCCCAGGGAGTTGTATGCCACGCAAAGCGGATGAACCGATTGTCGTCTTGACCCCTGAGGAAAAGCGGCGCTTGGAGTGGGAGGAGTTTCAGCGGCAGGACACCGCCTATCAGGAAGCCCAGTTCGCGGCGGGGAACGTCCCGTGTCCGACCTGCGGCGTCCTGAAGGGCTACAACCCGGTCACCGGCATCCAGGTGCGGAGTTTCCACGGCCGGCGCGAGGTGGCGGGCCACCGGGAGAGTTGCCCGAAGAACACGATCGAGAAGAAGTAATGCCGAAGAAACTCTACATGGCTTCGGCAAAGCGCAGCTTCTCGAAGCTCGGCACCAAGAGCAACGCGCCGACGCGGGGGCCGGAGAAACCGCGCCCCGCCCAGATCAGTCACCGGGCAGCGGCGAAGGGATTCCGCCGGCGCCAGCGGGAAGGCTATGAGTGACGGGCTGTTCCTCGATCACGATTCGCTGACCGGACGGGTACGACGGTTTCACGTCTTGCCGAACGATCAGTACGCCGTGGAATCCAGCGTGGATGTGGAGCCCGTGATTGAGCAGAACAAAGCCCTGGCCGGGTTACAGGACTCGACGTGGCGCGACAACTCAAACCTCGTCGCCAGTATCCCCGGCCCGATCTACGGGGCGCTGCTCCGAACGTGGCGGGAGCAAGGGCTATCGCGTGAGGAACGGCAGAAAGCGCTGCACAAGTGGCTGAACGATTCGGACAACAAACTCTTTCGCATCAAGGCGGGACGGCTGTGAGGGTCGGCTTCTGCATCGCGTCAACCGATCACTGGAACGCATGGACGGCCTATGACTTTGGCGGACTTGTCGGTCATACTGTGGCGCAGCGGCCGGACATCGACCTCCGGCGCTTCATGGCAACCGGCTGCGAGATTCCCGATCTCCGGGAAAAGACGACTTCCGCCGCGCTCCGCGCCGGATGCGACTACGTCTTGTATCTCGACACAGACATGCGCTTTCCACCGAACGGTCTGGTTCGATTGCTCGCCCATGAGCAGCCGATCGTCGGGGCCAATTACACCGCCCGCCGGCCCCCATTCGAGCCGGTGAGCGCGAAGCGGGACGGGGACAAGGTCGTGCGGGTCTACACCGAACAGGACTCGACGGGCCTCGAAGCCGTGTCTTCGACGGGCTTGGGGTTTCTGCTCGTGTCCGCTGAGGTCTTGGCGTCGATGAAACAGCCCCGGTTCATGATTCCGTGGATACCCGACGACATGGCCCACGTCCCCGAAGACATGTTTTTCAGTCGGAAGCTCAACGAGACGGGCGTGCCGATTCTCATTGACCACGACCTGTCACACGACGTGCGGCATGTGGGCTTCGCGGAGTTCGAGGCACAGCATGCCGTCGTGCAACGGGACGCGATGAAGCCCCGGCTGGTGA